CCCGTCATCTGCACCAACACGACAGCGTCGCCGGAGTTGCTCGGTGACGGGTGGCTCGTGGAGGGGCAGCCGTGGTGGGATGCGATGCAGAACGCGTGGATGGTCACCCCGTCAGTCCCGTCGATCATCGAGGCGATGGAAGCGGCATACGCTCGGGGACGTGAACGGTCGCAGGTCGCCCAGGACTTCGCCAGCCAGTACGGGGCTGACTTCGTGTTCAATAATTATTGGCTCCCTGCGATGGAGAAGTTGCGATGATCCCGTGCATGATTGTTCCGATCCTCCGGGGGCCGGAGATCCTTTACAGGATGCTCGCCACGATCGACTACCCGATCAAGAAACTCATCATCATCGACAACGGGGACTGCCTCATCACGAACACCGGCTGGCCGGTCGAGCACGTCCAGTCGACGAAGGTCATCAAGATGCCCGCGAACCTCGGCGTCGCAGGTAGTTGGAATCTTGGGATTAAGGCGGCACCGTTCGCCCCCTGGTGGCTGATAACCAACTTCGATGTCGAGTGGCCGGCAGGGTCACTCCAGGCGTTCGCGGAGCAGGCGAACGGTGAGGATGTGCTCCTCGCCCAGTCACCGCAGCCGTACTGTGCGTTCGCGGTCGGGGATGATGTCGTGCAGCGCGTCGGCCTGTTCGACGAGGCGTTCCACCCAGCCTACTTCGAAGACACAGACTACGAGCTCAGATGTGCGGTGGAGGGCGTGAAGGTCCGCCGGTCAACGATCCCTATCTTGCATCACAATTCGTCGACGATCGGATACTTCGGGGAGATCAATAACCGCACGTATGCGAGCAACGCGGAGTACATGAACGGGAAGCGGTCGCAGCCGGGGCCGGGCGGCTGGAGTCTGGAACGACGGAGGGCGAACTCGTGGGATTGATGGCTGGGCAGTACACGGACTTCAAACGTCGGCACGCTGGGTCAACGATCTACGTCGTCGGGTCGGGCGCGACCCTCAACCATCTTCCATCCGGGTTCTTCGATGACAAGATCGTCGTGTGCATTAACCGGGCGGGGGAGGCACTCAGCCTCGACCAGTTCTACTCCGTCACCCACTACCATCTTGACGCGCACATCCTCGCGGATGCTCGGCCGGATCTTCCCGTCATCGTGCCGATGGTCGAGCAGGGCATCGGCTACCCAGCGAAGACGCGACCCGACCAGGCGAACGTGTTCTTCGTCCAGACGAACCCGCAAATGTACTCAGCGTTCGACTGCGCTGAGCATTGGCCGACGCATGACGATCACCTCGTCTGCGGGCCGACGTCGCTTCACATGGGGATGCATTTCGCGGCCTACTTGGGGGCGCGGTTCATTGTCCTCGTCGGCGCGGACTGCGGCGTCCTCGACGATCGGGATGCGGTCGACGGGTACGCGCCAGGCGACCCGAAGCCCCTCGCAGTGTGGGAGGAACAACTGCCGAAGGTCGCGAGGAAACTTCGGTCGATGGGTGTCGGTGTCGTCTCGTTGAATCCGTTCGTGAATCTCGCCCTCGAAGGGCATCGGTTCCGGGGGCCGACAGTCACGATCAACGGCTGATTTGTTCGGTATGATCACCGTGGAGGAACAATGACGGCTTATGCGAGTCTGGCGCAGGTCAAGGCGGCTTTACGGATCACCGACACCGTGGACGACACGCTGATCGAGATGGCGCGTGTAGCGGCCTCAGATTTGATCGACGGCTATTGCGGTCGGACGTTCTCCCCTTCGGGGACAGTGACGCGGGTGTTCGCACCGGCCGACGACTACGTCCTACAAACGGATGACATTGCGGGGACGGCGCTCACGATCACGTCATCGACGGGCGCGGACGGCGTATTCGACGTCACGTGGAAGACCACCGACTACCAGCTCGAACCGCTCAACGGCGTCAGCAACGGGCAGGCCGTGCCGTTCACGCGCATCCGGGCGATTCAGGACTATCTGTGGCCGGTGGCCGGCGGTGAGGCTACGGTGCGGGTCCGTGGCGTGTTCGGGTTCTCGTCGAATCCCCTCGCCATCACGCAGGCGACCGTGCTGCAAGCCTCGCGGATCTTCACCCGGTTGCAGTCGCCTCTCGGTGTTGCAGGGTTCGGGGAAATGGGGGTTGTCCGGGTGACGAGGGCACTCGACCCCGACGTCGCTGCACTGGTCGAACCGTACCGGCGCATCGTCGGTGTCGCATGACGGTCACGGTAGGGGCGTTGCGGGCTGGGCTGGCGACGAACCTCGCGACGATCACGGGGCTGCGGGCGAGCGCGATCCAACCCGATAATCCGACCCCGCCTCAGGCGATTATCTTCCCGACGTCGATCACGTTCGACCGGACGTTCAAGCGCGGACTCGACGAGTACCAGTTCACGGTGACGCTCATCGCTGGCCGTCAGGACGCACGGAATGGTCAAGCCGTCATGGACGGCTACTGCGCACCGACCGGGACCGAGTCGATCAAGACGGCGATCGAGTCGGATAAGACACTCGGCGGGGCGTGCCAGACGCTCCACGTCACCGAACTGTCAGCCTACGGATCGACCTCGATTGGGGATACGATCTATCTCACTGCGGATTTCACGGTCATCGTCTACGCATAAGGAGTAAGGAAATGGCGAAGTTCGTCAGCAACGACTACAAGATCACGATCAACGGGACTGACTTCTCGCAGTCCCTCGCTCAGGTCAACCTTGAGATCTCATCCGATGACGTCGAGACCACGGCGTTCGGTGGAACCTTCCGCACCCGCATCGGCGGCCTGAAGGATGGCACGCTCCAGCTCGACTTTATGCAGGACTTCGCGGCCGCATCGGTTGACGCGACTCTGTTTCCGTTGCTGAACTCGCTCGCGACTGTCGTCATGACTCCGACGTCGGGCACCGTGTCGGCCACAAATCCTTCCTATACGGCGCTCTGTCTTGTAAATCAGTACACCCCGTTTGCGTCAAGCGTGGGCGATCTGGCGACGGTGTCCGTGTCGTGGCCGACATCCGGGACCGTCACTCGCGGCACCGTCTAACCGGAGGGATCACCTGCGATGATCAAGCGAATCCCGTTGAAGGTGGAGTACGTGGATGACACGGTCGAGCGTGCGCTGTGCACTGGCGCGGACTCGATCACGTTCGAGCGGACGTACGACCTGGGCATGGATCAGGTCGGTAAGCGTTTGGAGTATGTCTGGTTTCTGGCGTGGGCGGCGTTGACGCGGACGGGGAAGGTCACTCGCACGTTCGAGGAGTGGCTCCCGACCGTGGCCGGTGTCGGCGACGATGAGGAAGCGGAGGGGCTAACGGAGATCCGCCCTTTGGAGAGTCCAGTACCCACTTCATCCTCTGCCACCTTGCTTACGAGTTCGGACTTCCTCCTTCAGTAATCCTGGCGGAGTCGGATCGGATGCAGATCACGATGTTGCGTTACCTGCGGTGGCGTCATACCCAGCACGGCGACGGACGGAGGCGATCCAAGTGATGAAGGTGAAGGTCACGGGTGAGCAGCGGGCTGTCGCAGTCCTCAAAGCCTTCGACAAGGACGTGTTCAAGGGGATCGACAAGGGGCTGAAGCTCGCGGGCGAGGTGCTGCGCGATGAGGTCCGTGACAAGACTCCGAACGGTGCACCGTTGAGAAACTGGGGTCGCTGGAATGCGACCCGAGTGTCGAAGGCTGGCGTGTCATCGACGAGGGATCTCTCCTACAACGCGACGAAGGTCCGCACGGGGATCAAGGTCGTGACGTCGCAACCGAAGAGGGAGACGACGGGCGGGAAGTTCCGGGTCGCGGTCGCAACAATGTCTCCGGCCGGCGCGATGTATGCGCTCGCCGGGTCGGCGAAGAAACGATACGGGCAGGAGTCATCGTATCGTGGACGGTCGTTCGTCGACAATCTGAACAACAAGTCGGGCCGTAAGTATGCGCGTGGATTGAATGAGGCAATGAAGAATAATGCTGTCGTCGCTCGGGCGAAGGAGAAGGTCGCGGCCGTGATCCGTGACGCGGAACGTGCAGCGGACAGAATCTTGGGGGGTCGACGCTAATGGCAATCGACATTGTCATCCAGGGCGATTACCGGGACCGTGACATCAAGCGGGCGCAACGCGACCTCGATCTTCTCGGTAATCAGTCGGGTATGACGGGTGCGGCATTCACGAAGATGGCTGGGTTCGCTGCCGGCATGGGTGCCGCAGTCGGTACCGCTGCGCTCCAGGCGATCCAAGCAGGCGCACAAATGGCGCTCGAGTTCGGCGTGAACGGGGTGAAGGCGTTCATCGCTGACGATGCGGCCGCTAAGAGGCTCGCGCAGACTTTGTCGAATCTTGGACTGCAGGGTGCGACCGCAGCGGTCGAAGCCAACATCGACAGTTTGCAGCGGGCTGCGGGCGTGGCCGACGATGTTCTCCGTCCGGCGTTCGGTCGGTTGGTGACGAGTACAGGCAACGTCGCGGAAGCGAACAAGCTCCTGGCGCTTGCCGTCGACATCAGTGCGGGCACCGGCCGAGATTTGAACCAGGTCGTGATGGCGCTCGCACGCGCAGCGGACGGAAGCACGGCTGGGCTGTCACGGCTCGGGACCGGCCTCGACAAGGCGACCCTGAAGACCGGTGACATGGACGTCATCACGAAGCAGCTCGCTGACACGTTCGGCGGTCAGGCAGCCGTCAAGGCCAAAACTTTCCAAGGTCAGCTCGACCGTGTCGGCATCGCACTCGGCGAGCTCCAGGAGTCCTTCGGCCGCGGCTTCATGGCTGGGGTCGTGTCAGGTTTCGATGACTCCAAGGATGCGGGTGATGCACTCGCGGACACGATCAAGACGCTGGAGCCGACGTTCTACGACCTCGGGCAGCAGATCGGCGGAGTAGTCCAGTACCTTCCGCAGTTCGTCGCCGGAATCAAGGTGATCATCAACGGCATGACGTTGATCCGCGAGAGCACGTATCTAGCGGTCAAGGCGCTTGTCGCTTTGGGGCAGGCGCGGAGCGGTGACTGGGCTGCGGCGTTGAAGACACTTTCCGATGGCGCTGAGCGGGTCAAGTTCACGTTCGGGGCAATGCTGGAATCTGCCGCGAATGTCGCCGGTTTGACGTTCAATCCGATAAATACCGGATTGAAAGGCATCGTGACTGGTGGTTTGCACGCCGCTGAAGCACTCGGCGGGGGTGGCGGTGGTGGTGGTGGTGGAGGTTCGAGTCTCGCGGGTGGCGCATCCGCAGCAGCCGACAAGACCGTCATCCTCACCGACAAGCAGAAGAACCTCGCCCTCACGATGGCGGGCACTCAGGTCGCGGTCAAGCAAGTCACCGACGAGATCACGGCACTCACGAAGACGTCGGACGATTACGCGGCGTCCACGACTGCCGCGATCCAAGGCACCGTCAGCCTGTCGACGGCATTCAGCGACGCGCTCAAGGCGAGTGAGGCGGGGACGCTCGCTGCCGGTCAGACTGTCGCCGGTGCGACGGTCGCGAACCTGACGGCGCAGATCGAGGCGACGAAAGCGTTCGAGGCATCCCTCAAGGCTATCTACGCGGCCGGTGGATCACTCGCCCTCATCGAGCAGCTGCGGAAGACGGCACTTGAGCAGGGGATGCCAGCGGGCACCCTCCTCGCGACCGAGGTCCTTACGGGCGGGTTCGTCCCAGCGTTGACGGCGCAGTTGAAGGACTTCGACGTGTTTGCGGGTGACGCGGGCCAGAGAATGGCGGACAACTTCTTCAAGCAGGGCATCACGGACGCGAATGCAATCCTCAACGGGTTGAGCACTGAGGTCGCCGCTCAACAGAAGCAACTCGACCGGCTGGGGAGAAACATTGGCCTGCCGGTCGCGGCGGCGATCTCGGAGGAGATCGCGCAGGCGATCCGTGACGGTGTCGCTGACGGTCGTGCGGTCGCTGCGCGGCGTCGTGCGGAAGCGTTCGCTGCTGCGTCGTTCGTTCCGATCACGGTCGCACCTGGCGCACCGGGTGGGGCGGCGTTCACTGGCGGCGGCATGGTCAATATCCCCGGGTTCGCGAATGGTGGGCCGGTGTTGGGTGGCCGGCCGATCATCGTGGGGGAGAAGGGGCCGGAACTGTTCGTGCCGGGCAGTAACGGCAACGTCGTGCCGAATAACGCGATGGGTGGGAACACGTACCAGATCACGGTGCAGGCAGGTGTCGGTGATCCGCGTGCGATCGGGCAGCAGATCGTCGAGTATGTGAAGAAGTTCGAGCAGGCTAACGGGCCGGTGTTCAGGGCAGCATGACGATACGCGCCCAGATCGCCTTCGACCTGTCGTACACGACGGGCGTCAACTTCTTCACGTTGGACGACACGGATAAGGGCGTCCTCGACAACACCCAGTACGTCCTCGGCGGGGATGCATTGATCGACGTCACCCAGTACCTGCGGAGCGTGCAGGTCGACAGGGGCCGGTCGCGGACGTTGGAGAAGTTCACCGCCGGGCAAGCGAACATCAGCCTCGATAACCGCACTAGGATCTTCGACCCGACGTATGCGGCCGGTCCTTATTACGGGCAGATCCTCCCCAGGAAGCAGATCGTCATCGACGAGGATGGGGAAGAAATATTCTCCGGGTTCGTGGAGGACTGGAACTTCGACTATCCGGCGGGCGGGTTCGATGCGGTCGCCGCAGTGTCAGCGTCGGATGGTTTCACGATTCTTGCTCAGCAGACAATGACGGCGGGGACGTCGACGGCGCAACTGTCCGGGCCTCGCGTCAGTGCGGTCCTCGATCAGGCTGGCTGGTCGACTGTGAAGCGGGACATCGGGCCGGGGCAATCCCTCCTCGACGCGGACAAAGTGTCAGCGACCACGAACGTCCTCTCCTATTTGCAGCTCGTCGAGACGTCGGAGTTTGGTGCGTTGTTCATCGGCCGGGGAGGGGCGCTCACGTTCCGCGACCGTGCGCAGTTGCAGGCGTTCACGACTGGTGTCACGTTCGGGCCGACGGGTATCCCATACACGGGCATCTCCGTGGTGTGGGGGACGGAGGAGATGAAGAACAGTGTCACGATCACGTTCACCGCTGGCGGCACCGTCGCAGGGACCGCACTAGCTGAGGACACCGCAGCGCAGGCAGCATACGGCGTCATGGACGTCAACTACGCGACGATCCTT